ATGCATTTTACAGACAAAAGTATTAAGGCGCTTAAGCCTAAAGAAAAAACCTATGTTGTCACTGCTGAAAGTGATGCGCGGGGCGTTGGCCGTTTACAATTAAAAGTGTATCCAACGGGTACTAAAAAGTTTCAATTTCAATATTATAAAGATGGTCGCAGACGAATAGAGATTGGCCCATATGGGGCACTTTCATTAGCTGATGCAAGAAAAAAGTTCTTAGCATTGTCTGAATTAGTGCAAAGAGGCGGTAACCCTGCAGCAGATAAAATTCAAATGAAAGTGGAAAAGAAACAAGCCGAGGCCCAGCGTTCTTTACTTGAATTGATAGATGACTTTATCGTTTTCATAAAGAAGAACTGGGCAGCAACAACAGTAAAGCGTACCCACAACTCTTTTAAAAGTAATATCATCCCGTTTATAACTGAAGAATTACAGCCGCAAGACTTTACCACTGACTTTGCCCGTGAATTAATTTACCGAGTCTATAACCGAGGCGCTAAACAACAAGCGGGTGTAGTGCGTAGTGATTTAATGTCGATGTGTAAATTTGCCATAGATTTTGATAATTCGCCTGAACAATTTAAGAAAGAAAATCGCTACGGGCTAACCAATAACCCTATTCGTGATATTACCTTTGAAATCCCTAAAAATGCCGGTGAACGCTGGTTAACAACTGACGAACTATACAAAGTTTGGCACGCAGACAATTTACCAAAAATGGCACAGCTCTATTTTAAAGCAGCGTTAGCATTTGGTGGTCAACGTGTTTGTGAACTCTATTACAGCAAATTAAGCGAGTTTGATTTAGAGAGAGGTATTTTTACCATACCCAAAGAACGCATAAAAATAAGAAAACGTGGTGATCACCTGGTGCCGATATCACCACTAGCAAAAACATTAATAGTAGAATTAGCATTAATGCGAAATAAAGCAGGGCACTTGTGGCCCCATAGAGATTTTAGTGATCAGCATGCCAGTTTATCAACCTTGAGAATGTCACTTCAACGCTGGTGTAAAAAACACAAGATGCCCATATTTGCCCCGCGTGACTTTAGACGAACGTGTAAAACACTCATGGGTGAGGCGGGAATTAGTAAACAATGGCGTGATATTTTACAGCAACATGATAAATCAGACGTATCAACGGTGCATTATGATAGATATAGCTACATAAACGAAAAACGTGAAAGCATGGACGTTTGGACGAAATTTTTAATGGATAATGTTATTACCAAAAGATAAACATTGGTATAAATAGCTATATTTTAGACACAAAAAAAGCAGGTTATCCTGCTTGGTTTGTGTTCTATACTTTAATAACTTAAGGACCAGTCATTCCATTACTTTTTGTATTTAAATTAACCATAGAAACACTCCTCTTTTAAATTTGTTTTTCATTACAAGTTAACTATAAACGATGTTTAATCACTTTGCAGTAATAAAGAGTAAGAAACAGTAAGAAACAGTAAGAAACAGCAAGAAACAGCAAGAAAAATCACTCAAAAATATTACTCTTGGACAATAAACGTTAAAATTATACTATCATTCGGTGTTAAATCTTTATCTTCAATAGGTAATACATGATGAGTATTTTTATCATCTGATTCAGTGATAGGTGGAAGTGCATAAGTATTAGAGGTAGATGTGTTTTTTTTACTATTCTTACGCTCCACAGTCACTGATATTTCTTGGTCTGTAGTGTTCATTACTGATATTTTTTGATGTTGAGTGTACCTACCTATACTGAAAGAAAACGGGTTACCTACTGCCTCCCAAACCCAACAATTTGCTTGGTAAATTACTTCTTGGCCTGCACTTAATTGCATTGGAAAGGTGACATTATGCTCTCGGTACGTATCAGTTAATTGCACAATACCTTGAATAATGTGTTTTTCTTTCGTCGAATTACCAATTTTATCTATTATAGATAACTCATGTATTTCACCAAGAATTGTTTCATCTGGCTTTTGTGCGTCAACAGTAAAGCCCCAAGGCATTTTTGCATTAGCATAATCCGCATTGTTATGAATATTTTTTATAGCAGAATGTGATTTTAATGATATTCTCAAATGTTTGTTATCAGGCGAAACTTCTGTGACCGTCAATACCCTTTCGGCAACTGTATTTATACAGGCTAACGCAGATACACTTTCTACAAGGTAAGGTAAAAGATCACTTTCAGATTCAACATCGGGGAAAATATATTCAATTTTCCTGTTTAACTTTTCTTCTTCTGGCTTTTTTAGTGCGATGATCGTAAGTATAAAACCAACGAGAATAAAAAAGATTAAACTGTCTAATGCAGATGCAGCATAAGACACCGAAAAATCGCTGACACCTTCAGTTGGACGAATAATATCATCAAGCCTGTCAATACCTGTAGACCATACATCAGTATAAATAAGCCAAGAGAAAACCCATAGCAAATAGATAGATAAACCGATCAACGGTGTTAATCCTGTTTTTTGTAAAACCTTTAGCGACTTATTATAAAAACGATACTTAATATAATAAAAACTAGATAAGCCTCCAAGGATTGCACCGGAAAAAAAAGTAAAGTGGTCAGCACCAAAGGTTGCGCAAAATACCAAACCAACAATAAAGCTAAAAGCAATGACTTTCAAACCGAAAAAAAGAGAGGAATAATCTCTGTCTGTTTTAATCTGTATTACTTCAATAACTTTAGTTTTTATATTTAAATTACCCATTACTTACGTCCTTATATTTATTAAACTATTTACCCGCAAATAATACCATACCCAAAGACCGCTTTTAAAATACAATGACTAAAAAACATAATTAATGCAATAACATACCCCTACTTATCACATTATTATCTTTATACACAATGGCTTGTAATGGTGCGTAATGTAAATATTGTTAACAAAATATTACAATCACACTAAATGAAACGCTTAGTATTTCATACTGTTTATAAGTACAGTTAAATGTTGAAGCTTATTGTTAAAGCCTGTAAATTATAAGCTATTTTTTTAATCAATATAATCAAGTTAAGGATTTAGTGATAATGGAATTATCCAGTGTAAATAGCACCAAATTGCAAAGTGCTGAGCAAAAGCTCGCTGAAAAAAAGACAGATGAAAAAGCATCACCTAATCATGGTGGTGGTGTATATATTCCAAATAAAGCGTCAACAGATTCTGTGAGTATAAGCACTGAAGCAACAGAAAAACTTGAGACCGAACAGGTTCAAGCATTTCACGGTGGTGGTGTTTATGTTCCACCGAAAAAAGAAAACTAAGAGATTATAAATGTTTATAGATATACTTTTGCAACCTGATGTAGCGACCATAATCAGTGTGATTTCTATGGTTATCTTTGCTGTGGTATTTCTATTTTCTGCTAAAAACTGGCGAGAAAATCCGTCAGTTTTTATTATTTCTTCTATTTTATTTGTAAATTTTGTTTTAGCAAATAATGCACTTGTTAATGTTCTAAGTGCACCAACACAACCAGATAATGATTTTTATTTACGATGGGTTAGATATGATGCTTTTAGTATTATTTCAATTGTTTTATTACACTTAGTTTTACGGGTGAAAATTGAAAAGATAACTAAAATCTGTATGTGGCTTTTATTAGCGAATACTATTTATTACTTAGCCATGCACCTTGATATTATCGTAAATGGCAACCGTGAGCCTTGGATGTTGTGGACCTTATATACACCAGTAATTCACTTGGTTGAGTTATCAGTAGCCACAAGCCTTTTTTGGTTCACAGTTAAAAACTTTACTTTGAAAAAATCCGTTACGCAGTAGGAAATAAAAAAGAAATGGACTTTGCATATTACATGTTTATCGTTGCGCTTGCTTTGTTAGCCAACATTGGCAAACTTGAGAAAGCGATCAGTAATATTGACTTACTTAAAAAGCCTCAAGAAAATGAAAATAATGTTTACGCTCATTATGTTGTCATGGAGATGGGCGAAATACTATCTAGACCTCCAACCGATAGATATCCAGATATGGAGACCAACCAAAATAAAGTTAAACTGTATTATCAGAGAGTAAGCATTTCACCCGTTGTAATAAGCAATTCAGAGCCCGTTAACAATGAAAAAGTTAAACCAATATTAGTGAGCGTAAAATAGTCACCGTAAATTAAATTTTAAAGCCGACCTTTGTCGGTTTTTTGTTTTATAAATAAAAGGACGTAATATGAAAGTATCAAATGGAATTGTTTTAATATTGCCAGTTCTTGGCCTGCTACAAAGCTGCACTGAAATAGAAGAACCTGCTAAAAAAATACCCCAAGTAACGGTTAAGAACGAAGAATCAAAACCCCGTGTTTACATTGATGAAATAGGCAAGCTGCAAGACCTAACCCAGCAACTAATTGATTATAAGTATGTACCTCCCTATTCAAGCTATGAGGTTTTCTCACGGATAAAGGAAAACCTAGCAATAGGTATGGAGCCAACGTGCAATTACTTTGATGAATTAATGAAAAGCACTGGTAGCATCAATAGCCCTCACCGTGAAGATGCTATTAGGTGTAGTGATACCGTGTTAAGTATGACGGCTGTTTTGTTTGATATAAGAGACGGTGATCATAATGCGATACAAGAGCAAAGGAGAAAGCTGATAATTATTAATGCTCACTTGGTTAAGCAATTAGATGAATATAGAAATACACCTGAATATAAAGCCGAAATGAAAAGTACAAAAGCACAATGAAATGGTTGGGTCCAAATGTCTTTTCGTGCTGTGAGTTCAACTGGTCAGCGCATTGTAATTGCCCATCAAGTTACCGATATAATAGATATTAAAGGTAATTATGTTTCTATTGTAAAAAGTTAAACGGTTAGTTAACTGTAGAAAATGGTTTTTCCTGTCTAATAAACTATTATGATTAATGTGCTTTTGAGGAGAATTCAATGGAAAGTAAAGCTAGAATAATAATTGGAAAAACGGATCTTTTTGGTAAGACAGATAAAGAATTTAATAAAGGGGTAGGCAAATCTTTTGGGTATGGATTTGGCAATACCACAGGTGAATCTATCTGCTTTTCTGGAAGTAAGATATTTACTTCTGGGATTAATTATAATGAGACTAGTAGAACTGATAGTAAAATGTTTTTGATGTGCCTCAACTCTTGGAATGGATCATATAATACATTGTTTGGAGGGCAAGGCTTTGTTACCCGTGAAATACCGTCTCCTATGAGTTTCGTACATAGTTTATCAGGTCTTTTAATTGATAATAATGAACGACCAATTGTCTCAGGAACAATGAGAGGCTTAGTGTATAAACCATTCATTTGTGGCTTTACTGAACGAGGAGTCTTGGATCATAATTTTGGTGAGGGTGGTGTTGTTTTTGGCCCTGATGGAGGCTTGGGTGATGATTTATCACAAACTGACAATGATATATATACAACACCATTTCATTATTTAATGGGTGGGCATGGTGGAAAAATACAGTTTTTTTCCTATCAAAGGTCATTTGGAAAAACTAGAGTCGTCTCTGAAGAATTAACAGGAACTGATGGATTAGTAACAAAATTTATTGGTGTGGACTCCAAAGAAAGAGTTTATATAGCAGGAACAGTTAGTAAAAAACCAAAATTTGGTTACTTTTTAGCAAGGTTTAATAAAGATGGAGGGATCGACACAAGTTTTGGAAACAACGGAAAAATTATAACTTCATATAATTCTATTACATTTCTTATATCACAATTGGTTATTTTTCAAGATAGTATTTATATTCTTGGTGGCAATAAAGATAATGATGTAATAGCAATAAGTAAGCACGATATTGATGGGAATCTTGATTTATCATTTAGCGGTGACGGAAAAAGAGTTGTCAAATATCAATATATAACTAATGTGTCACCGAATAGTATGACAATATCAGAGCAAGGAAACATTTACATTTGTGGAACATCGAATGAAAAATTATTTTTGACAGCTTTATTACCTTCTGGGGATATATTAAAGCAATTTGGAGAGGGTTCAAATCCTATAGAACAAGGTGTTCTACTGTACGATTCCTTTGAAAACCCATCTAAAGGTTCTAATCAAAAATATAGGGGAAATTTTATTGCTATAGAAAATAACCAGAATTTATTTTTTGTTGGGACTTGTTTTGAGCAAGTTTAGGGCATAACAATCACAGCCAACTGACCGCAGCAAGTAACACATCTTTTGCGATTCGAAAAAGATGTGTTACTTGCTGCTAGCATTAGCAATACAAAATATAATCCAAACCTTATTTTGTATTTGAAATTTAATGCTTTATGAAGTAAAAAAGCGTGCAACAGTGAATGATATGCCGCCTATAGCGATAGCTGTGCCGATAAACCATTGAATAATACTTGTAAATCGTTTTTCCAAGCGCATTTCAAACTGAGCTAGAGCAATAGGAATATTGTCTAACTTCTGGTTAACGGCTTTAAAGTCGCTATTTACGGAAGATTTAAAATCTTTAATATCCGTTTTTATTTCGCCAATGTCGCGTTTGATGTATTCAACATCAGATTCTAATTTTACTATTCTTGCTTCCATGTCACCACCTCCGCCATTGCCTTTATAGAAAACTACTGGTCTTTGGTCTAATTCAATTTTAGGATCTTTTGAGGAATAGTTAGAGAGAGAAATAATATTTTTATTGTTTTCCATTATTCATCAGCCTCTTCAATATCAACTGTTTCAATACCAGCCATCTCATCATCGTAGTTTTGCGTAAAGGCTTTAGCATTAAAATACTGTTGAGAGGAACAATGGTTACAAATAGCGATGTAGGAATAGATATTTGCCATCGATGCATCTTTATTATCATCACCTGCGCTATACACCGCATTCTGTATAACAACTAAGTTATTACACTCATTCTTAAGTATAGAAAAAATACCTATACCGCACATAGGGCATGGTATGTCATTTCTTTTTTTATTAAAGAAAACAACGTAATTTTTAGGGTTTTTCTTTGAGTAGAACTCAATATCATTCATCGTTAAATCCTGTTTTCACTAAAATTTATTTTTATAACATGAGGCATACAGGCAATAATCAAACTAACAGTTTATTAGGAGGCATTTAAGCCATTTTTTGAGCGCTAGTATTTTTGTTAATATTTTCGCGCTGGTCAATAATGGGCTGTAATTTGTTTAACATAATCATACCAACATCACTGATTTTTACATCAGGTGCCATTTTAAACCATTCCATTGCACAGAACATGAACATGGTTTCTTCTACTTGGTTTTTAAATTTTGTTTCATATTCTTCTTTGGCTAACTGCACTTGTTGAGTTAGTTCATCTGGAGAGGGATCTCCCGGAGCAATTTGACCAGCAGCAATATTGGTTTCACCTGTTAAAAGCCATAAAGCATATTTTAAGCATTGTGGGTGGCTAGCTATTTTCTGTAATGCAGGTGTGCCAACACCTTGAATTTCCGCTTCATATTTTTTATATGAGCTAATACTAATATCAACCAAATTGGCAAAATCAAGTTGATTTAAATTCAATGAATTACGAATTAGTTTAAATTTTTCGCCAAAAGTTACTTGCATGGTTCGGGATTCCGATCTATTATCCATTTAGTTCGCTAAGTCGAACCTGTCTCGAAGTTCTTGGTTCGCTATTGCGTTCACATATGCTGATTTATTACCACTATAAGAAATATTAGCACAGCAAGGACAAGCAAAGGAACTTTTAACAGTTCGCACATTGATAATTAAAGGAATACTTATGTCTAGTTTAGTAGAGCAAACAAATATTAAAGGTGAAGTAATTGCCCTAGAAGACCGTTTTTTGAACGCGAAAGAGGTTGCAGAATACTGCGGTATGGGCCGAGCTACTATTTATCGTGCTATGGAAAGAAACCAATTCCCATTGCAGCATCAAATTACCGAAGGGCGTGTAGGCTGGCTTAAAAGCGATATTGAAGAGTATAAACGCGTTGGTTTTAGAGGTTTTGGATTGCTGTACAGTGAAAAAGTTAAGCAACAACGCATTGATAATAAAGCCGCCATTGCCCAAGCAAACGCCGCTTAACGATTAGTTGATTAGCCTAAGGAATTGCCATGTTAGCCATTAATGATAATAACCAAGTTGTTTCAATTAAAGAAAAGCCATCACTAACCGCAGTTGATTTGGGAACTGATGCCTTACCAAAAGGCTTAGTCACCATTAAATTGTTGTTTGGTAATAAGCGTTATACGCCGCACTTTATTTACGACAGCGTGTTGAACACTCAACAGCGAGCAGTACTTTGTTATGCATCGGGCTTTTCTCGTAGTGATATAAATAAGGCATTTAATGAATTTTCAGATGAGCAAAAGTTAAGGCTTCAAAAGTCGGTCTTAATGCTAGACACAATCTATAAAGCGTTTAATAAAGTAAACGCGATCAGTCCGGCTAAATTCATTGCAGGGGCTATGACAGAAGTACCCAGTGTTAAAGGTGTTTTGTCATGAGTCGTGATAACAACACTTTTAGCAATTGGCTAAAGCCTGAAGAGGTAACAGCAGAAGACGACGTTGAATACTTCGTTCTAACTGAAGATTATTGTTTCTACACTGCCTTTTTCAACCCGCTAGGATTTGAGGGCTGGAAAGATATAGCAACAGACCAACACCTTGAGGTTGTTCTTTACCACGAACTACCTGATGCAGGAAAACTACTGAACACTTTCAGATAACCCCAAACAAACACTAAAAAATTAACGCTAAGGAACTAGCCATGAACAAATGCACCCAAAATTCAGTAGAACCAGTAGAAACTAGCGTAGAAGACAGCATAGTTGAACATATTTTAGCAACGGTAAATCATGCAATTTTCATGTTTAACAAGCGTTCAACCATGCACTTTTTTGTTTACTGCGAAGAGCAATTAACTACCTTGCTGCCATTGGCCAGAATACTAACCAAGGAAACGAGTAGACAAGTTGCAGACCAAATTGAAAACACCATTGATTTAATGCAACGAGGTGAAGACATCAGCGAAATTACATTAGGGGAAGGGTAATGGCTATTACTCAGCAAAAAATTATTAACAAAATTCCAAATGTGTTTTATGAGCACATGATATACGGACTTAGAGTGTTCAGTGAATTAATTAACAGTGAATGGCCAAATTCAGAACTAGGGGAAAAAGTAACAGCAGCCTCAAATGTTCTTGATGATAAAGAAGAGTTTCCGGTTAGATTAAATAAAGAGACTTGGACTTTTACCAAGGTTAAATGCACCGTGTGCCATGATAGCGGCTTGGTATATAACTTTAAGGTACCAGGTGATTTAAACCAATACCCATGCACTGAATGCACCACTAATGTTGGTGTTAACGCGGCATGAGCAAAGACCACCGCTTAAATTTAGCCACGTTAAACCTGTCTGGCACTGCTGCCAATATGGTACGTGGAATTGAAGACATTCGTGACTTCAACTTTTTAGCTAAAGGCTTAAGTAGAATGCCTATTCCGTTGCAAACCCGTGTTGCGCGTGAATATATTGCCATGTACACCCGAAAGGCTGGCAATGCAGAAAAGAATGCTAATAAGTGGTTAAGGCGCACGATTGAAAAAGGCCGCAACCGCTTTGCTCGTTTATTTACCTTATGCAACAGCATGCCATTGCCTTGGCACATTATTGAAAGCAAAGAACGTACTCAAGACCATGCGATAAAAACAGCGCTTGATTGTAGTAAAGCTTTTTCTGATCTCGCTCAAGAAACATCAGCACTTAGCCTTGAAGAAAGCGTTATCCACACTTTTGAAAAATTGGGCGAATTTTGCTTGTCTATGAATGTTACTCCTAAGTATTGGCATGTTAGAGACCAGCAGCCCGTTGAAGCGCTTGAAATATCGTTACTTAAAATATTGTGCGAAGACTGGTGGAAGAAAAAACTTAAAACCGTGAGAAAGCAATTTCTTGAACATATTGAACTTGCCATGGGCAGTGTTGGTAAAGCGACCTTTTATGTAGGTAAAGGTAAAAAAGTTACACATAAAAATGTTAACCCGTACACCTCAAAAAAAGCACAGCGAGAATTTGCAGAAGACCAACGTTCAGGTCTCGATTATCTGAGCAAGTTAGAAATAGAAAATGAAGATGGCGTAGTAATTGATTTACTCGAAGCAGTAAAAGCAGGTATTGCCAACCCAGCAATTAGACGTTGTGAAACCATGTTGCGATTACGTGAAAGTGAAGAGATAGCTACAGAGCTAGGCTTTGTTGGCGTTTTTTATACGCTTACTTGCCCGTCAAAATATCATCCTGGTGCAGCAAACTGGAACGGCGCTACACCTAAAGAATCACAAAAACATATGGTAGAAACTTGGGCACGAGCCCGAGCAAAGTTAGGCAGATTAGGCGTAATGTACTTTGGTATGCGCGTTGCTGAAGCACACGCAGATGGTTGCCCACATTGGCACATGATGCTATTTGTGCCAAAAAAGAAAGAGCAAACCGTTACCGCTATTATCCGTAAACACTTTATTTCTGAAGACCGAGAAGAATTAATAAAAAGGTATGACAACAGAAAATCACTTTTTAAGGCTTATAAATTAAAAAGACGAGACTGGGGCCATAAAAAAAGCCAAGGCATTAAGGCCAAAGAACCAAGTAAAGATTTTCGCACCTTTTCACCACGCGTTCTTGTTGAACGCATTGACCCTAGTAAGGGCAGTGCTACCGGCTACATTGCCAAATATATATCTAAAAACTTAGATGCTTATCAAATTACCGATCTTGAAGATGAAGAGACGGGCGAAAAAATCAAAGTTAACCCTGTTTTATGCTGGGCTAGTACTTGGGGTATTCGCCAGTTTCAGTTTCAAGGCTCCCCAAGCGTGACTGTTTACCGTGAATTAAGAAGACAACGCGATAAAGTAGACCATGCCGAATTGGAAGAAATCCGCGAGGCGGCAGACCGTGGCAGTTGGAAAGACTTTGTAAAACTGATGGGCGGCATGTGTGTTGGCCGCAATGCCAATTTTAAAACCGCTTATGAACAAATCCCCTTTGGCAATAAATATGGCGAGTTAACACGCAAAATTAAAGGCGTTACAGATAGTGAAGAAACGGTAAGTTTATTAACACGCGTTACCCTGTGGATAAAACAGTTAAAAGGTACAGCCGCTAAGAATGCTCAGGAGTTGGGCTTTGTCGGAGAATCCGACCTATCTTGGACTAGTGGAAATAACTGTACGCCTTTGGGTGCAGCGGCTAGAGAGGCGAGAAAGCTATTTAGTTTAGGTTTAGGTGATCACCAGGTTAATGAGCTGAAAAAGGGTAAAAGGATTAGGGTTGATGATCGGATTTTCTCTATTGAGGATCAAAAGCTGACAATTTTAGAAGATGAAAATCAGATCGATTTACAACAACGCAATGAAATTGACCATTGGGCGCATATTTTTGCGCGTACTGAGGGCAGAAATAGCCCATTTGAAGAAGATTGGAGTAAATCACGTGAAATGGTAGCTACAGCATTTGTTAAAGCAAATAACGAGGGCAGAGCGCTACCGATTGGCAGTGATTGGGTTTATGCCAGAGAAATAGCAGACGGTGAAGCTGAGGCAGATTGGTGGGACGCTGGCTTAATGCAAGCGTAATTTCCTTAACTTGGGGTAATAAGATAGAAAGACCAAAATACAGTGTAATCGAGTATTAAATAATCACCATCAAAATATCAATACTTTGAATGGAATTTGCAGAGACTGTTTGTAAATTAGATGATTCAAATGAGTGCAAAATAATTGTCGCATAAACAATCAAGTTGTTTAAATATTAATTTACAGTTAAACCGAAGACATAACCAGATGTAAAATAAGAGTAATTTTTTAGTTATAATAATTTACTATAGCAAAATAAATATTGAACAAAAATAATTTATATAAATTATTAACCTTAAAAAAAATAAAGTAATCGTTGCTTTTAGTAAATTACAAAATCAAATTGTCTTGCTAGGTTAGTCATTACTAACCTTGAAAACACGGCAAAAATAATCGAAAAGATCAACTTATTTTATCACTTGCAATACAGGTCAAACCTCACTATCTTGTGTCTAGAATTAGAAAAGGCACTAGATATTGTGTACTTAGCTAATTTCTAGACACAAAAAAACCTTAAGAGTTTCTCACGCGCTTAAGGTTTTTAAAGTCAACATAACCGAAGTAAATCGAAAGAAGACATTATTTTGCAAAGCCACTATAAGTTTTTAGTGGTACAGATTCAACATGTATTTGTTGAGTCGTCTAACTTCGATTACTTCATAATTTTAACTTTGAAGTAAGGGGAGGATTAAATATGATTGAATTTCAGAATAAGCACTTTAAGCTTAAGCTAAACTTAGTTAGTTTTATTTATCTGGCTGCACTCATGCCAATGTAATAAAAATATACCAATAATAAAAGCCGTTCATTAAATTGATCGGTTTTTAACTATTGTCTATTAGTGGATTAACATAACGTCAAATGCGTTAACTTCCCGTCAACTTAACTCAAATAGGACTTTATATGTTCAAAAACCTAGTAGACTCATTTCTAATTATTGATGCCAAAGATAAACCAGCACCTTCCTTCTTAACCGCTTATATTTTTACTTGGTTGGTTTGTAATTATCAAACCACCTTTGCTTTTGTTAAAACAAGTGGTGATTTAACCACACGTTTTAATGCAAGCATAAATACACCTATAGATTACCAATGGTACTGGATACTTGTTTTTACTTTTGTCTTGGTTGTAAGTCGTTTTTTATTAAATAACTCTATTTATTACATTAGGGAGTTTATAGACAATAAAACCCAAGGAAGACTTAACCAAAAAGGGCATAAGTCATTCACCAGTAATGCGGATTACCAAAAATTAAGTACTAAAATCTCGTCGCTTCAACGTGATTTATTGTCATCACAAGATAGGGAGAAAACAGCTAAAGCGTTAGAAAATGAAGCAACTGCTGCGATGCTAGACTTGACAATAGGTAGGGATAAATTCAAAGCAAACTATGAATCTGAACTAAAAATAGCTGCTGAACTTCACGATACAATTGATTCACAGATAGAGCAAAGAAAGGCTGATAATATTAATATTGAAAGTTTGAAGGAAGATGGTAACCGTTTGAAAGTCAAGAATCTAGCACTTGAAAGCGATAATGTAAGGATAAATGACCACCTTGGCACTATCTTAGCACGACTCCAAGCTTGGGTTACTAATACGCAGAATGATGACATTAAATTAATAGGTATTACTCGCCATGAGGAAAACAAAGAAGTAGAAGGAAAAATTTCTGAGCTTCTTGAGTCAATTATTATTAGCCCGAATACCAGTGTAAATGAACTTGATATGCAGCTTCATAAAATTAAAGCATCTACTAGAAATACTGAAGGTTTATTGGCTCGAATTGGGGCTACAGCAAGTAAAAAATAATGAAATCGAAGGTATAACGGATATATTTTACAATCATTAACGGAAGAATCAAAAAAAAAGTCAACTAATCACGACTCAAAATACCCCAAAGTGTTGCATTTAGATGATGCGGTCTAGATATAGGCCGCATTCTTTGGTTTAGGTGATCGGGGATATGCTTTGATATGTGCAACAGTTCTGTTGCATTTGTGAAAACGAACTAAATTTAAAGCCCGTATATTAAGTTTAGTTCAGTGGAACATCTTACAGGTCATTAGCTTTTTCACATTCCCTCATGAGTCGCTGATGATTATCCATAAACCATGAAACAGCTTCAACACATTCCTTATTTTTATCGTTTTTATCTGCATCATCATTAGATATCAATTCAAGATCATTTAACGATTTAGGATGCATTAGACCATTCCTTATATTTATAAAAGAAATAAAGCTTTTCCATCTATTATCTAATTTATCGATCTCAATTTCTATTCCATGAATCTTGGAAAACATTGAAAATGTAAAGGCGAGACTAGGTTTAATTTGTTGAAACGAAACTCGTGTCTTTATTTTACCGTTATCACTTATCGTTACGACCTCCTCCTTTAGAGCTAAAACCTCTTCAATTGAATACAATGATGGGTAATCTTTAGAAGCAGCAATACATACAAGTCTTAGTTGATAAACCACGCCTTCAATCAATGCGGCGGCGGTTCTGATTACCGTTCTAATGCCAAAAAGTACATGGTCTCTATTTCTAGGCTGTAACAGAGATAAATTCTTCATTACCACTTTAGAGAATTCAAAGTCGTTTAATAATAGTTTGGAAACTTTCGTCATTTCCTGATTGGCTTTTTCAACGTTAAGCATTTTTTATGACCTTCATTAAATCCCAGTACCAAGTTGTTTGATGCTTGCAATTACTTATCTTGTTTTTTAAACCTTGCTCAGAAATAACACGGCCCATTTCTGTTAAGTGTTCTGCAACAGTTCTCATATCAACATTATGCGTAAGCATTTCCGCTTTGATATGCCGTTTAATCTCTTTTGCTGCTGCGGCATCAAGCTCTTTTTCAGAGCTGCTTTTTGCCCTTGAGGGATTAGTCATTTAGTTAAACCTTAAAAATCATCTAAAACGATTATAACAATAATCATATACGATTAAAATACGGTTGACAAATAACCGTGTTAGATTAATATAATAATCATATACGGTTAATGTGATTTACATTTAATCAAAATGATTTTTAAACAGAATAGCCCGTTGAGTAAAATTTGTTAACCATATTTCTAGTTTAAGTGATTGTCAAAAATAAACATTTATAACTTATGAAATTAGTAAACAGATAAAAAATGGTTAAATGGAAAAACACTATAACCTAAACTTTATGTAGTTTTTATGGAAAAATTTTTCTTTGAGACTAACATTGTCCTTATGCTAGAACGGATACCGAGATAGTCCATGGATAACGTAAGACTCAAAGTATTGTCAAGTTTAATCAAGTTTTTGTTGGGCACAGTTGTTATTGGCGTACTTACGCTGAGAGTCGAATCCTCTTTGCAACAAAGAGAAATAGAAATCAAGGAGCAAGAGCTCATAGGGAAATTTTTAGAGCATGCTTTACAACAAGATATTGGTATTCGAAGGCGCTTTGCCCAATACTTTTCTACAGTTACGAGATCTGACGATGCCAGAAAAAGGTGGAAAGATTATTTTGTTGTTCTAGATGCTGAATATAAAGAAACTATCAAAGAAAAAAATAGACTCGAAGAGGTGGCTAAGCAGAATATGATTAGCGAAGAAGAAAAGAATAAGTTGCAGCGAGAAATATTTATTTTAAATGAAGCGATTCGACCAACCCAACCATGGTACACCTCTTTTGGAGATCTACACAAAGACCAGCTTAGATACTTTCAGCTACTACCGGAAGATAAAAAAGGGCAAGATAATGAGCCAGGTGATAATAGTAACCAGAACAAATGAACACATTAAAAATATTAAAATAAAGCTAAAGAGATGTCAGAATAAGCACTCAACTTATATCAAGTAAACTAAGTTGCTCATGTCTGGGTAACCTCTTAAGAAAAGCAGCGGCCAATTGTGCGTTACTCATCTTGGGAGGGTTCAAGTAGTGATCAAATCCTATCGTAACTCTAAAGCTAGCCCCACAATCTTTACTATTACTACAAGAACAATACAAGTGTGTAACGTGCGCACTTTGCATTTCTCTTGAAGTTACAAAAGCTTTTTTTTCACAGCTAGGACAATTAACGCGAGCCATAATTAACACCAAACAATAAAAGTTAACTGTGATTATATACAGTCATAGAAATGCTGCAATAATAATCTCTCAACACTCAAACTATCGAAAAATTCACTCCTCTTCGCCTCCCGCTTTCATTCAAAAAAGCAACGCTTTTGACATTGTTAATGACATTAACAAAATAGCTGATTTACGGGCAGGGTATATTTTATCGGCGGTGACTCAATAATAGAGGATCGAAATAAAGGATCGGAATGTCAAAAGGGTGACATTAAATGTCATAAATAGGATCTAAAACAATTGTAAAAAACGGCAAACTCGATAAACTAGCAAGGGTTAATCATTAAACAGATAAGTTTTTATGAAACTATTGATTCAAGGTAAAGAAAATTTAGAAAAAATAACTATGCTAATTGGATTAACAAGCATTAAAAGTAAGAGTATGCATAGCGCAATAATTGATTATTATTGTAGTGATAACAACAGAAAAAAAAGAGCAGTAGCTTTGATGAATGACGTTATAGAAACTAATCTAAGCAGAGATATTAAAAAAATAAATGTGGTAGCGGGTAAACTAGAAAGGTTGAAAGAACTTGATTGGCCTGATTATCAAGAATTACGAAATAATAAAAAAACCGCGTGAATGCGGTTTTTTATTATAGAACTTTAAGGTTGTTGATTATTAACAATAGCGTGTTTGTCTTTTTCTTTTGCCCTGAAAAATATCCTAAACAAGCGCATTAATCCAAGCGTACTAACGGCAATGCCAACAATAATAAATTCAAAGTACCACGGCGCACCTTTATAACCCATTGCTACCCAACCCTTTAACATTATTGGTTGAGTGCCTGGTAAAAAGTGCATAGCAAATAACGCTAAAAAGAATACGATTATTATTTCATCCATGTAAGTATTTTTACGATTTTTCAATACTTGCATATCATAATCAGTGTCGTTATTTTCTGTATTTAACAAACGACTTTCTTCAGCTTTAAACTTAGCAATTTTATAATTACATTCTGCAGTGGCAATACCTGCCGCCATTTCTGAAGCTATGCGTTTTCGTTCACGATAACCGCCTGTTAAGTCAGCTATCGGGTCAGTAAAAAATGAAAGTATTGATTTTAGCCAAGGCATAATGCCTCCTTACGTTGTAACAGTATCAACATCAGTGAAGCGGTAAAGACCAAAGCCGCCAAAAGATTCAGCTACAGGTACTGGGCCAACATCGACACAATTTGCACCTTCCCATAATGAGTAATGCGTTATTGTTTCACCGGACGGTATTGGAAGTTCGGGCACATTATTTGAATCACGTGAACCACTAACGGCGGCAGCAAAACTAATTGCTTGGTCTGCATAAGGTGTTTTAGCATCAGTAATTTCTTGCGCAGTTAATGCACGTACTTGATTTGATGTACCCGCAGTACCTGGTGGGCCCGTGTGAACTCTTACTTTATCGTATGCTATAGAATCAGCTTGTTTGTTTTGACCAAAAGGGGTTAAAGCCATGGTTTTTTATCCTTGTTATGATTAATGTTTAGTTAAGTAATTATATTAACTGTTGATTGAAAAGTTACTTCATCTTTGAATACGGTTGATTCGCCAAACTCAGGATCAACTATCGTTAGTTCATGGTAAAAAGTTCCGCGAAAATCTTTACAATCTTCCTTTGTAATTTCGATTGTTAAAGTATGCCCACTTGCAGTAATGCCAGACCCAATAGCCTTTGTTAGCTTTTCTATTTTTTTATTTAGGGCATAAATTTTATAAACTGCGTTCTCTAAATCACCGGTATTTATTGGAATACCATCTTTAGTTATTGGGCATTCAATTAATTGGTCATTGTTTTGTTGTAAAATATGTAATAAATTTTCTGACATTAGAAACACCCTTTAATGATTAATTTATTGTTAATGTTTGCGGGTATGCTTAGGGTTATTAATTGCCCTTGAATGCATAAACGGCGAACTACAGGTATATAAGAATCACTGTATTTTGTAATTTTTGTTGTAACGTAGTTTTGTAAGTGTAATGCGGCACTTGCTGATTTTTGGGCAACAATAGTTACATTGGCAGCGTTACTTAAATTAACGCTAGCGGTGGTTTGTTTAAGCGATTTTATGGTGACAATGGTTGTATTACTTAGTGATAAAATAGCACTCCGGCTATCGATACTTACTTTTGAACCATTGATAGTTATTGTTGCTAAACTTGTTGTAGTTAACGAACTAACAGCAACTTTTTGACCGTAAGAACTAACGCTAGTATTTGCTTGTAAAGCTAATTGTGATCTTGCTAACTTTTGTGCTTTTATAGTGACTACGGTTTGATTAGTCAAAAATAAAACAGCGTTACGAGTGTCAGCAATAACTATTTGGCCGTTAAGCGTAACAACAACAATACTGTTTAATTGTAATGAACCATAAGCTTGCTTGAAGCACTTCATGTTGACTGTGTTTACTGAATTAACAGAAACTTTAGCGTTTACTTGTTTTGATGAATTAATATTAGTTGTACTTAAAGCTGCATTAGATAAACTCGTGCTTGATAATTTTTGGCCTTTTATGGATATAGTTGTTAGATTCGTTAGTGATAGTGTTGCGCTAACATCTATTATCCCCCCACCAGTTAAGCCCTCTAAAACCCATTGACTACTATCACCAGCAAAACCCGAACCAGTTAAAACCAACCCTTTAACCGTATCAGTTACTGTTGAACCTATGCCCTCATTAAATGGAAAGTTCAAAACAGGTGCAAAAGCGGTTGTTGGGTCGTAATCTAAAAATGATGTTGCTAAAGCTTCAAGTGTTGAGTCATCTAAATATGTATCATAAGGTGTAACGGCAATGCTACCCATTTTACCGCCCCAATACCGTTCAGCACTTCCATCTATTCTACGTCCAATATTAGGTGCGCTTAATGTCTGATTGTTCGTTAAAGTATCAGAAGATATATTTCGGGTAACGGTTGAACCCTCACTAACTATTGCAATTTCCCACTTTAGAGTGTCACGGTTGTACTGGTGACAAACCAAACACCACCCAGTGGGAAAAGTTCGTGCGCTCGACCTTACTTGTGCACCGATATTTTGTGGTCTAGCAACAAAGGCATCACTACCCTCTACTACGTATAGGTTTAATGAGCCTGCCGAACCATAACTGCCAGAACTGTAATAATATTGAAAGCCTGAACCTGAATTGTCATCCATATTCACCCAGAACAAATAAGCCTTAGAACCATTAGCTCTAATCATTGTCCAGTCGGGATCTGATGTACTTGAAAGGTAGGTGATCACCTCATCAAACACTAAACTATAGACATTAGACATTATTCACCGATCTCTATTTTAGGAGTGCTAAACCATATTGATTCAGAGTTTTTAAATTCTGCTTCAATCTCATCTTTTGTGTATTCCATTGCAGTTGATAGTAATGAAATCAATGTTTTTTTAGGGTTATCATCCCACTGAAGCCAAAGTAATATTTTTTCTGAATCTTGTCGTAATTCACCGATTTCGTTATAACCAGGTAGAAGAATTCTCAAATTATCATTAGAGAACTTGTTATCCCAAAAGTTAGGCACACTATCTTTTGTCGCTTGAGGAATCAGGTTCATATCAAGAGCTAAAAAAGTACTAAGCATTATTTAACCCTTAATAAACTTGCTAAAAAATCTTTTGGATTTTGCGCGATAAACTTAACTAACTTGTTCAACCCATCTAAAATATGCGGGGCCGTGTACGAAACTACTGCAATCACACCCGTGGTTAAATCATTGTCAAAGTTTCGCCAATTACAAAAGGCAGAGGCAGCATACGCGGCTAAAATTGCGACTAATACATTCATAAAATAATGAAAAAAAGTAAACTTCTTACCACTTATATACATTTGAACAGCAGCTGCTAAAAATGACAGCAACACTAATCGGCCCCATTGTTTTAAAAATTCTATTCCTGCAGGATCAAACGAATGCATTTGGGTAATATCCTTATTCTTTTGGTTGTGTTGGGTTAAGGTCTGAATATTCAGGTTCAATAAAACTAATATGCAAGTGTTCTGGTAAGTAGTCGTTAATTTCCATTATGTCTTGCTGCAGTGGTACCACTTCATTGTTGTAATAAGATTTGGTTATCTTGTCTATATCGCCAAAACCCGCGCTGTCACCACTGCTTTGACCACTCAATGCCTCTTGTGCTCTATGCATGCTTAACATATCGTTTAGCGTTATTTTTTTAATGCGTTCAAATTCATCTTTGGTAGAAATATCACCCACAGGGGTAATCTTTATCGCCTGTTCTGCGTTGACTTTGCCGGATTTATTATTTAAAAATAAACTACGAAAATTACCAACACCTTTAGAGGCCTTAATAGCATTCTGTAATGCCTCTTCATCAACTGCACTTAAATTAGGATCAGCCATAGAAAAAATGAAACCCATGTGTGCGCCATTTTTATAATATTTACGTCTGAACAAGGTTGCATCTTCATTTAATAATGCCGATTGAATGCCGCCGTAATAATCAGGAATACCGTAAATACCCTGCAACGGGTCGTATTCTTTAACGTGAATAACTTCATCTTTATTAAAATAGATAACGTCACCGTTACTTTTTATTTGCGCGTAAACCCCAGCTTTATTGGTATAACGCATATTAATGGTGGGTAAGTGTTTAAGTTTTATTACTGTGCCTAATTGATTTTTTATCTTTTGAAAATAACCATTAGCCGACCAACAATAATCATAAGCAAACTTTTTCAACATCTTGCGGCTTAAAATAGCGTTAGGCTTAAACCACTTTAAAATCATGTTGCGTTTAAAACCTAAAATAGCCCCATGCTGCGCATTTACCCGTAATAACTTAATTAAACCGCCCAATGACACTGGGGGAGAATAAAGACCGTTCATATCGGAAAACACACCCACGTAATCTGTTAAACGATTATCTAAACACGGCTCAGGATCACCAAAGCTAAAAGAGCTAATATTTGATTTAGCTTTATCGTTAGCATTTTCTGTATTACTAGTGTTACTTTTAAATTTTTTCTTAGGCATTACGCGGCAAGTCCTATAGTTGTTTTAATGCTGTCCATGCCACCTGTTAACGGCTCGTAAAGCATGCCGTGCATAATTGCCCAAGCAATATCGGCATGGCCTGTTGAAGCGGTTCGGTTAGTGGCATAACTTATTTGATCACCCGCAACTTTCTTGCGAATGTTTATAAAACTGCTGGCAATGGATACTGAATCTTCATCGTATGCAAAGCGTTTATTGCTAATAACATTAATGGCCTTAATCACCATTTTGTTTTTCATGTGTGGGTTGTAATGAATAGGCATAACCATCGGGAAGAATTTTTGAATTAACTCATAAACGCCATAGCCAATGCCCGTAGTATCAACACCAATATGCACCACGTTGTATTTTTTGGTTAACTCTTCAATCTCATTTGCCATGACTTCAAAGTCATTACCGGTTAAATTCAAGGTTTCAATTATTCTAAATTTTTCAGTAGTGTTAGTTGGCAAAGTCATTACCACCACAGCAGCATTGTCACGGGTTCGTGCAGGGTCAAAACCTATTACCACAGGTTTCATGGCATACGGGCGCGGCCAAGTGTGGTCAATGTCAGTCCATTTTTTACTGTCTACAGAACAGGCCATTAACTGTTTTAAGCTAAACGCTGAACTTGCATCATCAATAAACTTGGTCATAAACAAGTTATCGAACTCGTCTTTTGAATACTCGTTTTCAAGCATCTCAATGTCTATTTTGTCAAAACCTTGTTTAACTACGTCATAAACCGTTAACCGTTGACGCCAAAAACCATCGTCACACACTTTACCTAGCTGTAAATTTTTACGGCTAGTATCAATAGTAAATTCAGGATCATTACAGGCTTTAGTTTTTCGATACCATCGGCCATTCCATAAATCATAGGCTTCATGGCTGGTAACACTTGGCGTACTAAAGTAAGTGATCTTAAAATCTTTATGGGTTGCCATTGCTTGTGCTAATGAACGTAACTCTTTAAATTTTGGAATCCAAAAAACTTCATCAATATATAAATCACCACTGGCAGATTGTGCGGTCCGGGCATTGGTTGACTTAAAATACAAGGTAGCCGTTTTGCCGTTATTATTAATAGCAAGCGGTGAACCACTTAATTCAATGCCAAAGTATTCACGGCACAAGGCAATAATATTGGCTTTAAATATTTCGGCTTGATCGCGTGATGCAGAAATAAATATTTTGTTACGGCCATTAACTACAGCATCATAAAATGCTTCAAAGGCAAAATAGAACGTGGCCCCAATTTGGCGTGGTTTTAATATAAAACGGTTGCGGTGGTCTTGGTTGTTAAACCAATATAATTGATGCGGGTAAAGCAGCTGGTCTTTCAATTCGTCTAACATCTCTTTAGTAATGCTAGACACATCATTTTTAACTTTCTTTTTAGACTTTTTCTTTTTGCCGTTATCACCGTCATTGGCTGCACCATCATTACCAGCATTACTACCAGGTGATCGGCCATACTTTTTAGATATTCCGACACTGGGTAAGCGCGATTGATTAAGGGCGCATTGCTGCTTAGTTAAAAAACCTAACTCTTTATAGTCTTTCTCGCTTTTCTCTTCACGGTCAGTTAATAAAACAATTCGTCTACTTATAGCTAATTCAGCAGAGAGAGACGGACACAGTTCAACCCATTCACCATCGTCAGACCAACGGCGCAAAGTACGCGCACTTGGCATGTCTGGTTTTTCGGCTATTTCATCAAAGGTTAAGCCACCAAAAACATAATGGTCGCGTGCTGCTTTAATTGTTGCGGGATTGTTTCTAAGTTTCATTTTGCCAGTTTATAGGGCAAAAAAGTTAAATTCTGTAACTGAAAAGCCTAGTTATTCCTGAATATTAAATATAGGAATTTCAATCGGTTAAATCGTTGGAATAAGGGTAAAACACGGGGCAAACTGTATTTCTCAAAGAGAAGTTAACATTTTTTTAGGATATTGCAATGCCAGGTAGCTTACGCACTACACCACAACATATTGCCGCCGTTGGTTTAACCGTAGACGGTAGAGAAATCACCGAACAAGACATTGATGACATTGTAGAAACCTACAGCTCTGAACTTTATGGCGCACGCATAAACCTTGACCATTACGGTAATTGGGGTGGTTGGGCAGCAGAGTTACAAGGGGTTGAATTAAACGGTTGCATGCTTGGTGATGTTATTAGTGTTGACAAAGGTAAGGCAAACGATGGCACCGCCGTATTAACCGCAATCTTATGCCCAAACGCCTCGTTATTAAAACTAAATCAAGCAGACCAAGCAGTTTATTACTCTATTGAAATTAACCGCGACTTTATGAAGTCAGGCAAAACATATTTAACCGGCCTTGCTATGACAGATTACCCAGCAAGCACCCGTACCACTCGCGCTAAATTTTCCACAAAAGACAACCAAAGCAGCGATGAAACAACCGAAAAACCAAGCGAGCAAGTAAACAAAATTGCTCTTGCCATTGAGCCAGAGCAAGAAAAAGGCATGTTCACAAACCTATTTAACCATTTATTTGCAGCAAAAAAGGACGATGAAATGAAACCAGCAGAATTAGCTAGTGCTATACAACAAGCGTTAAGCGAACCGTTTAAACAAATTACTAGCGCATTAGAAGACAATGCAGCCAAAACAAAAGCCTTAGCTGATAGCTTCAGCAAAGGACCAGAAAAAATTGAAGAGGCCGCCCCAGTCGTAACAGATGACATTGAGCCAAAAGAAAGCCAAGCGTTTACTGATCTGGAAACGGCAAATAAAGACTTACAAGCGCAGGTTACCCAATTAACTGCAGACTTTGCCAAAGCCAAAGTTACTCAAGCAGACAACACCACGCTAACTGATGATGATCATGACGGTGAAGCTAACAAGTTCGGTAAAGACTTCATATAAAGCCTAAATTGCTAAGCAATTTTAACTAACAATCAATTTTAATTATTACGGAATTTAAGCAAATGAAATTAAAAACAACGCAGCTATTTAATGCCATTTTAGTTGGCCTAGCAACAAATTACAGTGTTGCAGCAATGAGTGAACAATTCGCTGTTGATGCCACAATTGAACAAACGCTTTATGACAAAGTATATGAAAGTGCTGAATTTTTACAGCAAATTGACACGCAACTTGTTGATGATTTAGTCGGCAAAGCGGTAACAGCCGGAGTTGATGGCAGTGTTACAGGTCGTGCAGGTGTTGAAACTGACCCAGCAAAAGAGCGACAAACTAAAGACCCTTTAGGCTTAACAGAGCGAGAATATCGTTGTTACGCGGTTGAATGTGATGTACATATCGCTTGGGTAACCATGGATATATGGTCTAAGTTCAAAGATTTCCACTTGCGCTTTAAAAACCATGTTCGCCAAGTTATCGCGTTAGACATTATTAAAATTGGTTGGAACGGCACAAGTGCAGCAACATTCACTGATTATGCAAGTAACCCAATGCTACAAGATGTAAATATTGGTTGGTTACAGTTAGTGCGCAATGACAACCCAGGTAATGCTATTGCCGATGGTGGCCAGCAAGCGGGTGAAATCCGTATTGGTGCTTATGGCGATTACGAAAACCTAGATTGTGCTGTTCATGACTTATTACAAGCCATACCTACGCACAAACGCATTGGGCTAGTTGCCATTGTCGGTGACGAATTAATTGCCGCTGAAAAAAACAAATTGTATGCAACCCAAGCACATACACCGAGTGAAAAGGGCAAAATTGAACTTGCGCAAACCATTGAAACCTATGGCAGCCTAAGAACATATATGGTGCCATTTTTCCCAAGTCGAGGCATTTTAATAACCTCGTTTGAGAACTTATGTCACTACGTTCAATCAGGTTCAAGTCGCACTCATATTGTTGACAATCCAAAGAAAAAACGTATTGAAGATTATCAATCACGTAATGATTGTTACTACATTAACGACATGGAAAAAATTGCCTTCTTTGAAGCTGAAAGCGTGAAAATTATTGCAACTAAAGACCCAGCAAAAGTTCTTGACGAGTCTTTTGATCCTGAAAACTCTGAACATTGGATTTGGACTTAATAGAATCTCCCTTTGTTACCCAGCGAGTTAATAGCTGGGTAACTTTTTTAAGTATGGCAATAACATTAACAAAAGTAAGAGAGTTTTTTCACATGAGTATTGTTAAAAGAAATCAAGCAAAGGCATTACAAGCCAAGTTAGAAAAACAGGACAAGATAGACATTGTAAAACCTGTTAACCAACAATCACAAGCAGCCCCTATTAATGAAAAGGGCACAGAAGTAATTGCTGACGATAACGTTATTAACGCCAACAAAGAACTTGAATTGTATGGCGTGGCTATTGATGCAGACAAATCTCAATTGAAAAAGTTTTCAACCATTGAAGAAAAACACGACTACAAAGCACAAGCGATAGAAAATACCGATTACATAGGGTTTATCGCGCAATACATTAAAACGGGTGCAAATTACCCTAACCGTGTGTTTGCTTGGGTTTTTGTTTGGTTGGTTGATTTAGGTCGCTGGCAACAAGCGTTAAATTACTTGCCATTATTGGTTAAGCAACAGCAACCATTACCTACGCAATTTAATACTAAAGAATGGACCACTTTTTTTATTGATCAACTTTACGATGCGGGGGCTCGTGCTTTACATGCACAACAAGACGAACCTAACGCCATTGCTAAAAGCGGCATTATGAAAGTATTTAATACCGTCATTATTTTTGTTGAGCAAGAAAAACCGTTAGTTCCTGATCTTGTTTTGGGCAAGTTGTACGCCATGGCCGCCAAGTTAGAATTTGAAATGTTCAACTTTGGTAATGCATTCAACTATAGCCAAAGGGCTACAAAAGTTAATGATAAAGCAGGGGTTAAGGGTTTAACCAAAAAAATCATTGCTTTGATTGAAGCAAATGCGCAAATCATGAATAAAGACAAGCAGACTGCAGCAGTTAAAAAGCAGCCAGAATAATAGCTCTTACGCCATGCGGCCAACATCAACTGATTAAACCATGAACTTGTTTTAACCGCTTGTTGTGGCGGCCGCACCTAATTTAATACTTGGTAGGTAGTACATGAATTTACACGGCATGCCCAACGCAGACACACCAGAAAACGTTGTAGTAAACGACGATTTTTACCCTGAACTTAACTTAAAAGAGTTGGGTGATAATTTCGGGGTAACAAGCGGTTACGGCACCAACATTGAAATTATTATGGCACAACTAAGGCTTGCCATGGTTTTTGTAAACAGTGAATTGGCAACATACCAGGTAATTAACTGGGGTGGTTATAGCACCCTTGAAACCGTACCAAGCCCAACAGTTGATGGGTCAACCCATTTAGAGCTTTTGTATAAAGAGGCGGTTTATAGCCTAACTAAAGCAAAATTGTTGCTCAGCCGGTTAGGTGAAACCAACCGAGATAAGCAAACAGCACAGCAGCAGCAAGCCAATGACAATGAAGACCATTGGCGCAAGCAATGTTACGCCGCTATTCGTCAAATGATGGGCCAAAGTTCAACACTTACTGTGGCCTTAATGTAATGACGAGCGAAAGCAAATTACAAAAACTGGTTAAGCATTTAATTGATGCGCAATACCAAGGAAAAGTTTTAGCACTACCCAAGCAATTTGATGCATGGATAGAGGGTGGGAAAATAGTTCCCGCAAGCAAGAAAATACATGGCAATGGTTTAATTGCTGCACGCTTTAGTTATAGCGGTGTTATTAGCATTAACCCATGTGCTGCACCTGTTGAATTGATTTGTGCCTTTGTTAGCTTCTATCTGCAAGAAAACGCAAGTGATTCTGATAGCACTGAAGTCGAATTTAGCAGTGATATTAATGATGATGACAGTTGTGATGTTGAGCTAACAATAGAGAAATTTGAAGAAGAGATTGAATTAGTTGAAAGCCCAACAGGAATATTTTTTTTAGGTGGTAAACGTTATGACTTTGGTAAACAAAGCTTATGGATAGCTGAAACATTTAGTCTAACCACTGAAGTAATAAGCAGCTAAGAACATGCTAAAGCTAGGTTTCAATTCAGAAAAAGCAAGTAACGAACTAAAGCTTTTATTGTTAACGCCGCAAAAACGTAGACGTATTATACGTGGTGCAGGTCGAAAAGTAAGACGAGATAGCCGTAAAAGAATACGCGGCCAAAAAGATTTAACCGGCAAAACATGGCAAGGGCGATCGAACGGTAGAAAAACTCGCATGCTTAAAAAATTGGGTAAACATGTTCAAGTGCAAACTAGCCCCAATGCCGCAAAAGTAACGTTTGGTAATAAACGACTAGGGCAAATTGCCAGAGCTCACCAAGACGGTATTAGCCAAGAAATGACAGCAGCCGAGGCCTCAAGAAAATACGGCACAGCAAAAGAGGGCGTTAAAGCCACCAGAGAACAAGCCAAAGCGTTACGGATTGAGGGTTACAAGATAAGACGAAATAAAGGTAAAGGTTGGAAAAAGGCCACACTTAAGTGGATAACCACTAATTTAAGTCAACAACAAGCGGGCCTTATTTTACGCACCTTACGTGATGAACAAAGCAAAACACGTTGGACTATTCAATTACCCGAACGTTCTTTTTTAGGGCAAAACCAAATTGAATATAAAGCGTTAAGAAATCAAGTGTTAAATGAGGCTTTTCGCCTTTCTTAATCACAAAAGTAATAAACAAACAAAGTAACAAATTTACGTTAATACAAGGGTAATAACATGGCACAAGGTAAAGTTTCAGTAGCCGCGCTCAATACAGGCAGTGGTGCAACTAAAGAAGTAGAACGCTCCGTATTGTTTATTGGCGTTGGCACAGAAAACTTAAAACAAGTAGTGGCTATTAATGCGCAATCAAACTTTGACACGCTAATTAGTGCAGGTGATACCGCGTTAAAGTCTCAGCTTAAAGCATGGCAGCGTAACGGTGACGACTTAGTATCAGGTTGGGCCATTCCTATTACCCAAGATGATGATATTTTGGCATTAGTCAATAAAGCCATGGATTTAGACGTTAGCCCTGAAATTATTGTTATTTGTACTCCTGTTACTGGCAAAGCTGATGTTGATAGCTATCAAGCCAAAGCGCTTGAATTATTAGCAAGCCATGCCCGTAGAATACGTTTTTTAGTTGCGGTACCAGGTTGTGACAATACACCCGAAACAGGTCAAACATGGTCAGAACATTTAGCGGCAATTACCCCATTGCAAGATGGTGTTTTAGCTGACCGAGTGGCACTAATACCACTTATGTACGGTGATGAATTAGGCGCAGTAACAGGCCGTTTATGTAAGCGCTCAGTAACTATCGCTGATAGCCCAATGCGAACACAAACAGGTGCATTGTCATTAATAGGCACACCAGTTGATAAAGATAGCGAACCTCTTACTAATGCCGTATTAGCTGCGTTAGATAACATTCGATTTAGTTGTACTCAATTTTATCCAGACTTTGACGGTATATTTTTTGGTGACGTTAACATGCTTGATGCAGAAGGCGGTGATTATCAAAAAATTGAAGCGGGTCGCGTGGTTGATAAAGCGGCACGAAGAGTACGCATAATCGCTATTTGGCAAATTAAAAACCGCCGACTTAATAACTCACCTACGGGTATTGCTTTTGGTAAACGGGTATTAGGTAAGCCACTACGTGATATGAGCAAAAGCACCAATATTGGTGCCGATAAGTTCCCAGGTGAAATATACACACCTACCGACGATTCAATAGGTTTAACGTTTGTTTCATCAACGCAATTAAATGTGTTGTTAAAAGTACAGCCGGTTGATTCACCTAGCACAATTTTAGTGGGCATTATGCTCGACAGTAAAGAATAAGGGGCGCAGCTATGAGTAAAACACTAGGTGGCAAAGATTTTGACATTTTTGTCGGTGACAAAATGGTGCACGTTATTGAGGGGTCAGTAAAAATTACTGATGGCCGCAAAGTTAAATATGTTCGTGGTGTACCTGTTGGTTTTGTTGATGGTCCTGTAGAGGCAGAAGTTTCTTTAAAAGTAGACCATGAAAATTTTTTACTGATTGAGGGCCAAGCAAAGTCTGCGGGTAGTTGGAAAGGTATTGAACCGTTCGACGTGTCTTTTACAGCTGAAGTTAAAGCGGGTTCTAAAAACGTTGAAGCCTTTGGCGTATTACCCATGCTTGACGAAATATTGAATTTTAAAGGCGAGGGCGGTGAAGAAGACACCACCACCATTAAAGGTCTTATTACCTCACCAGATTTTATCAAAATTAATGGTATTCCGTACCTAACCACAGAAGAAGTACGCGACCTGTAGTCGTTGGGGCACTGTATGAGCAAGCTAAACATTAATATCACCGTTGACATTTTATTGGCCGCGATGGAACGCAGACAATACCGTATTTTTAGCGGTGAATTAAATCTTAATATTATTGGGGTTCGCCATAAAAACACCCGCGCTAACACGTTTAATGATGTGTTGTGTGTGTTATTTGAAAAAGATGGTGTATGGCAGCTTGAGCAATACAAATGCACCACTGACCCAGGTATTTATTATCGCACTAATCCATGCAATGTTGACGGCACAGCTATTGTTGTGCCGATGCAACATCGTAGTTTGTGGACCTTTGGTTATCACCAGGGAAAATACCCTGCATTAGTGCAAAACAAGCCAGTAACCGTTTTTCGTGATGGAAACAAGGACGAAACGATAAACACGGACGTTACCACCGGAAATGTTATTAAACAAAAGGGTTACTTTGGCATTAATTGCCACCACGCCAATGCAAAAAGCGAGTCAACGCAAGTTGATAAGTGGAGTGCAGGTTGCCAGGTTTTAGCAAAACCAAATGATTTTGAAAGTTTTATGGCCTTGTGCCGACAATCAAGCAAAAAGTGGGGTGATACGTTTACCTATACCTTACTTGAACAACAACAATTATCTGATTAACCGTAATCAACTAACCATAAAGTAAGAGAGAACTATCATGGCGTTTGAGAAAAAAGTAGAAATTTCAATAAATAATATTTCATTAGTGTTTAACGTAAATCTAAGTGCTTATAACAAATACATTACCGGTTCAATGAAACCAACAGCCAATGGCTTGCAGTTAGCAACAAATTTTTTAACCAGTGTTGTCGATGACAAATGCAAAAGTGAATTGATGGAATTCACTAAACAGCCTGGTGCAGCATTGCACATTTTAGGTACGGTTATTGAAGAGTATCAACCAGATTACGACATAACCGTAAAAAAATAGAAGAGCGAGCAAAAGAGATAGGTAATAACCACCTTGATAAAATGCTCGCGTATAAACAAAAGTGGTTACCCCAATGCGAGGTAACCACAGAAAGCCTAGCACAAGCCTTATTTTTAGAGAATGACAGTTTTGAAAAGCAACAAATATCCGTTAATAACGGTATTTGTAAGTTTTTTGAAAACGGTTAACAAGGAATAGTGATCATGCAAAACAGCCAAGATTTGATTATTGATAAAACACCAATGCTAGCTGGTTTAGCTATTTATTTTGTTTCAGCCGTTGCGGGTATTATCCCGCTTATTGTCATTTTCCAATATTTTTTTAAAGGTTAAGACTTGTGAGCGCGTTAAGTAAGCTTGAGAAGCTAATGTATTCAATAGGTGTGGTTGATAAAGCCAGTGCACCGGTTAATAAAATCATGGCTAAAATTAACCAGCTAAGTAGCCAAACGGCAGGTGCACAAGACCAAATGATGCGCGGTTTTATGGGTGCAGCTGCTGGTGGTTTAGCGCTAAGTAGATCATTAGCCCCAGCTATTGATCATACTGCGGCACTTGGGGAGGTACAGTCCCTTGGTGTAATGCAAAGCGGTTTGGATTTACTGACTAAAACTGCCTTTGAGTTTAGTGGTGTTTTTGGGGGTAACTCTGCCGAATTTGTGCGTAGTGCTTACGATATTCAATCAGCTATTGGAGGCTTAACCGATGCTGATTTATCTTCTTTTACGCAATCATCCAATATTTTGGCTATTGCAACAAAGGCTGATGCCTCAACGATTACAAATTACATGGGTACGATGTACGGTGTATTTGAAAAAACAGCAAATAAAATGGGTAAAGCTAACTGGGTAAAAACAATCACCGGACAAACCGCTACTGCAGTACAAATGTTTAAAACCACGGGTACAGAAATGAATTCAGCTTTTCAAGCGTTAAGCGGAAAAGCGACAAATAAAGGCATAAACTCAGCTGAACAAATGACCATTTTAGGCGAACTGCAATTAGTCACTAAGTCAGGTTCGGTGGCTGGTACACAATATGCGGCGTTCATTGATGGTATAGGCAAAGCACAAAAGTCCTTAGGTATTGCGCTAACAACAGATACAGGCGATATGTTGGGTGTTGATGTCGTCTTGAGTAGAATAAATGAAAAGTTAACAGGGTTAGGTGCTGTCGACAAGACTGACGTTCTTAATAAGGCTTTTGGCTCAAAAGTAGCTGCAAATTTTGTTGATAATTTAAGTGGTAAAATTAATAAACTAACCAATGGGATAAACGCACTTAATGCCGTTTCTGATGATTCTAAAGCTGTAGAAATGGCTACAATTATCGCTAGTCCTTGGGATAGATTAAGTGGAACATTCAATGCTGCAGCAACAGCGATGGGACAACGTCTTTTACCTGTAGTTGAGCCATTTGTTGAAATGTTATCAGTTACATTTATGGGCGTAGTTGGCTTAACTGAAAAATTCCCCGTGTTATCTTCCGCTTTAGCAACCGTAGTCGTTGGCGCTGTAGGGCTCATGACAGCTATCGGACTTGTGAATGTAATGATGGGTTTATATAGATATACCATGATTGCCACAGGAATTGCCACCAGTGCAACCACCGTATTAACCAAAATTCACAGCGTAGGTTTGCTTGCATATCGTGGCGCAGTAATGGCAGCACAAGCAGCCACATGGTTATTTAATGCCGCGTTAATCGCCAACCCTATTGGGTTAGTTGTTGCTGGGGTAACCTTATTAATTGCGGGTGTTATTGCGTTGGTTTATTACTGGAACGATATTGTTAACGCCTTTAAAGATACTGCATGGGGGCAAGCGTTGCCGGGCATGTTTGACAATGTTACTGCAAAATTCAATGCGTTTATTGATGGTGCTAAAAGCATACTTGAATGGTTAGGATTACTTGACGGTACAGAGGCCGAATTACAAGCCCGAGTAACAACAGCTATACCAGACAATGCGATAGCCATTAATACACCTCTAATGCAAGGGTATATGCAGCAACAGCAAAAGCTAACAGCGCAACAAGAAAACAGTAAAAGAGTAAATGCGAGTAGTGCTTATAAAGTTGAAAAGTCACCATTTGCCCAACAATTAAGTAGCTCAATTAGTCATAACAGCAATGCCAATACCGACCAAAGTAAACGGGTTTATATTGACAATGTGACCATGAAAAGTGACGACATTGCTAATGATTTTGAAAAGCTAATGGAGATTGCAGGATAATGGCTATTAACATTGACTTAAATATTATTAATAGTGACTTATCCCTTGATGCAGCGCTAATACCCATGCAGTTAACTAAAACCCAAGTGATTAGCCAAGATATAAAACACAGAATTTTAGAAAGTGGTTTATTAGTTAGGTTAGTTGGTCTGCGTAATACCAATGCTATCGCCATGATACTTACTGAAATTGAATTAGTAGTGGAACAAGACGAACGCATAACACCTGGCACCATTGAAGTGATCAAAACTGTGTTAGGGCAAATAAGTGTTAAAGCGCAAACTCTAAACAAAGGTGAGTACCATGCCGGCTGATTTAAACAAAACCGATTTTAAACAAATATTAATTGATGCTGATATTCCTGTTACGGATGAAGACTTTCAGGCGCAATGGGATGGTCAATTAGTAGCGCATGATTTCATTGTTAATAATGACAGTCCATTAAGCCCATTTTGGCGTTTACAAAAAGCCTTAGTTGGTAAACCTGCTGCACAGATTGTAGACATTTTAACAAAAAATATTATGCCAAATAGCTTTGTTGCTACAGCAAAAGACGAATGGCTTGATTTAAAAGGTGGCGATCGAAAGATAACCCGATTAAAAGATGTAAAAGCACAAGGTAATGTTGAATTTACCCGTATTGATACCACAGGCGCGTTAACCATACCCGCAAGCACCATTATTGAAAGTACTCCAGTTAACGGTGTGGTTTATCAATTAGTCACGCTATTTGATACAAACTTTGATATTGGACAAGGACAAGCACTAGCGTTATGTCAGGCCATTGAAAGCGGTGAAAAATACAATTTAGCCGTAGGATATTACAGCAAAATAACCCCTGCCATTGATGGTGTGAGTGTTACCAACAAACAAGATTGGTTGATTAAAAATGGCCAAAATATAGAAACTGATAAGAACTTTAGTTTGCGTATTCGTGATCAGTTTGCAAGCTTGGGCGATTTTCACGTTAACGCGGTTTATAAATCAATTATTGCTGAAGTATCGGGCATTCCAATTGATAACATTATTTTTGAACAAACAGCACCCCGTGGTGCAGGCAGTGCAAACGCCTATGTTTTTTTAAATGTTGGACAAGTTAGTCAAGCGGTAGTTGATGTCGTTAATAACCATATTGCCAGTGGTTACCATGGTCAAGGTGATGACTTACAAGTATTTGCCATTCCAACACAGGTCAAAGTAATTGAACTTAATATGTGGCTAAAACCAAACAGCACAGATATTACCGTTGACGTTGAAAACTTTATACGTGCAGCTTTTAGAGAGAACGCCGGTTACCAGGTAACCAACTGTTTACCCAATAGCGTATTTAGTTTTAGTTTGTTAGCGGCAGAGTTACACGCAGAATTTGAAGAGATAGCGACACTAAAATTTACCACTGATGATATTACTGCAGGGGTTTGGCTACCAACAATTAGCACATTAACGGTAACAAATAATGACTAGCCAGTTAAATAAAATTGAATTACCTACATGGTTAACGGGTGTTAATTCAGTAGCGCTAACCAATGCGGCTAATGCCTATTGGCAACAAGTAGAAAGTTACTTGCTTTGGTGGCTTGAACAAATGCACAACCAAACCGATGCATTACCAATTTTAGACTTGTTAGCGTGGGAGCGAGGCATAGAACGCTTACCAGATGAAAGCGTAGACCTTTACAGTAAACGAGTAAAACACGGTATTGCTAACAGCAAAGATGCTGGTTCTACCGTTGGAATGGAACGAATATTTAAACGGCTTGGGTTTGGTTATGTTGAGTTTAACGAAAGAATACCAGGCTTTGATTGGGACATGATTGAAATTGCGATGGTTGAATCTGAATTTTCAGGCAAGCAAGACTTAGTAAACAGCATCATTAAACAATATGGCCGTACCTGCCGCCGATACTTTTTAAGCGCAATAATTGCCATTGATGGTTATTTTGCTGCGGGTTTAATTGAATTTGATAAGGAAGTAATTACATGAGTTTACTCGCCATAACCGATGCAGGGGTAGTCTATAAAGATGCTGTTTTTGCAGGTGAAGAAGTACAAAATATTACCCGTGTTATTTTTAGAAATATTGCGGGTTTAATACCTGAAACCGATATTGATTTAACGCAAAGCGTACCTAGTACAGATATTGTGCATAGTGAACCGATAGAACTTGTTAGTGCTTTAGATGATAACGCCGTAGTCATGAGCACTGTTTTAGGTTATGACGTTGGTGATTTTGAATATAATTGGTATGGCGTAGTTGCCCAAAAAGGAAACTTAAGCGAAGTATTAATAGCCGTAGTTCAAACACCGATACAAACCAAAACGAAAACAGATGGTGCAACAACAGGTAATTACAGCGTTAAAAGTATTGTATGGAAAACCGCTAACATAGCGCAATCTTTAAGTGTGTATTTAAGCGCATTGCCTTGGCAAATGGCTGCCAATACTTTTGTTACCAAAACTGCTTATGATTTGGCAATGGCTGAAAAATCCAATAACAGTCATAATCATGACGAAAACTACTTAGGTAAAACAGCAAAAGCGGAGTCGGCTATAACGGCTGATGATTCCGAAAAATTTAACGGAAAACTGCCAGCGCATTATGCTACAAAAGCGGAGGTTGATAGTAAGTCAGCAAATAATCATAACCATGATTCTGATTATTTAGGTAAAACAGCAAAAGCCACTTCAGCTTTACTTGCTGATAACGCCTTACTACTAGCGGGTAGGAATCCCCACCATTACAGAGGACTTAATAACGGTGGCTCTACTGGTGATCCTAATGTAGCGACTGATCAGGTTATATTGACTAATCATGCTAACGCACCTGCGTCAGGTTACTTCTATATAACTACAACCTTTTACAGCGCTATATCAACAACGGGGAATCGTGGACAAATAGCGACAGGCTATGGCTCATCATATATGTACACTCGCGCTTGTTATAGCGGTACTTGGTCGGCATGGGTGCGTTGTGATAATAACGATGCAGCTCTTCAACCAATTACAGGCTCTAATGGTAGTGGTACTTATGTGAAATTTCCAAACGGTACATTAATTTGTTATTCCCGTGTTGCTTCTAATGGCACAAGCACATCTACCGCATATTTAATGGCTCATGCTTTTAAGGCAAACTCAAACCCTGTAGTTATTGCTGGTGCGGGGGTTAGTAAGCTTGCCAGCGGTGCAGCGGATAGTAATGGAATAAATTTTTATGCTTGGGGTCAAAACATCTTGGGCGCTCAAATAATTACTACCATTAGTCTAGTGATAATAGGAGTTTGGAAATAATGCAAATAAAATTAAGCCCGATAGCTTCAAATAAAACAAGTCAAGTTTCGGTGGCTGGTGAAGTGTTAACTATTGATGGTGCTGATTATGATTTATCAGTAATCCCTGATGGCGGTCAAGTTGAAGCGTCATTACCAGCGTTAGGCGTAATCAAGCGTGTTGATGGCGTTATTGAATTAGCGATCGTATATCACTATGACAGCGAGCTAGCTGAGCCTATGCAATCAACTAATGAAGCCGATTATATTGTCGATGTGATTAGTGGTGAAGTGACTAGCCCGATTAAATGGGGGTCAATAGAGCCGATTATTGAAGACGTTGAAGAGGAAGAATTAAGTGTTTAATGCTGACGATATAAAAACCGCTGAACAAGTAGCGAAAGCTGAAAGTGAACAACTGTCAAAACAAATCATTGAACAGCGTAAAGCCGCTTATAAAAATGAAAGCGACCCGCTTTACATGGAGTTTCAGTTTGACCAAACACTTGAAAAAGAAACTGCATGGCGCGCAAAAGTAACCGAAATTAAAGCCCTGTATCCATTAGTTAATTAAGGAAAAAAACATGAAAAGATTAGAGGCAGTTTTTTATTTGATGGTTTTTATCTTGATTATTTCGGTTTATATCATCGCTAATGGGTTAATTAAGTTAAGCGCAATCGGCTTTGCATTATTCGCTAAAGGTAATTTAAAACATTATGGTCTTAATGTGTGGGAGGGCTTTGACAATTCAGCCAGTGCAGACACAGGCGGTGACCCAGACGACACTATCTCAAGTCGTTTAGGCAAGGCACGTGTTAAAGGCTCTTTGGTGCTAAGCGTTATTGCTGACAAAGTTGATTTAGTGGCCCTTGAAATCTTTAGCGATGTTAACCACTGTGCCAGAAGTATTGAACACGACGAAGGGCGCAACCAAGTTACCACCCATTAGAGCTAAAAATAATGCAATTACCCGCTAGTTTTACCACAAGCAGCCAAAGCGACTTAACAGCAAAATGCACACCCGTTAGCGTGTTGGCTTTGCATAGTTATGACAACACTAATCAGTTAAGTGCTGCGCAAGGCTCTACACTATTGGCTAATGCAATTAGTGACAGTACCAGGCAAAACAAACCTAGTGAGTTTAATGCCTTGGCACTTTATGCCATTGAAAATAGCGCAATTAAATTAGCCGTTAAACTGGCAGCTGTTAACAGCGCTTGCCCAGTAACAAGCTTTATTACTGCTGAAAAAATGGCAGCAAGTTTTGCTAGCTTAGAGCAAGACAAATTTACCGCCAATAAGGGTCAACATATAGAGTGGCAAGTTGTTAAGGATATTAGAGCGCTAAAACCGTTAAATTATGCTTATGTTGACAAATCAAAAGCACTATTGGCAATTGATGGAACTAGCTTAATTACCACCATTGCAGATGCCTTAACAGAAGTAACCAGTTTAAAAGCCGAAAGAGATACTAGGCTTAGCCAAACCAGTTTTAACGGCCAAGCTTTAAACCTTGAAGTAAAAGAATTTAGCGCCAGTAATGCGGCGAACTTAGCCTTTAATATTAAAGCACTAGGTAATAATGATTTGCATTGGGCCTATGTTGTTTTTGTAGGTAGCGAAAGTGAATTAACCGCACTTAAAGAGTTGTTTTTATGATTTCAATAGATAGTTGGCAAGTACCAGGTTATGACACAAAAATTAATTGTGGCGTTAAATTAGCGGGTGAAGATTTAAGCGGGGCAGGCTCTTATTTAATTTCAACTGACAATGGGGTAAAGGCCGCAGTGCTTAGTGTTACCACCAATATTGCTTTTGTTGATCATAAAGAACTCGCACAATTAATTACTAAAGCCAAAGACCTTGATGAAGATGGCGCCCGAAAAATTTACACGGTAAACAGCGATGTGGCTAGCGCGTATAAAGTGCGAAAAGTAAAGTTTGATGGTGAAGTAAAAACCAATGAAGCTGAAGACGTAAAAGGCTGGGTTATTACCTTTAAATTACTTGAAGTATTAAGCAAATCTGAGCGTGAACAACAGCAACTTGATAACAAAACTAATAGTAACATCAATGCGCAAGTTAATGATGGCCATAACAATGTGCTTGAACAATTTGAAAAGGTAACTGGTCTTTAAATGAAACAAGCAGCACGATTAACCAAAAGCCTAACCATTGGCAGTAAAGCTGTTATTAATATTGTTAGTGATAGTGTGCAGCTAGATTTGTTCAGTACTGGCCGCGCAACGTTTGTGGTAATTTGTGAAGACGAGCCCAAAGGTATAGTTGAATTACAATTGGGTTATAAAGTTGATGAACTTACCCCGTATTTTTTAGGGGCAATAGAGTCTAAACACTTTGCTAACGGGAAATGGTTTTTAACCTGTCGTGAATTGATTGGCGCATTATCGTTTTTAATTCCACTTGCTTTACGTTTTGCCAGTGCTAGCGATGTGTTAACCGCGCTTGAAAGTACCGGCTTTAAATTTGTTCACAGCAACAAAGATTATATGCAAAATAAAGTGCCTTGTTTCTACCATCACGGCGATGGTATTAGCGCATTAAGACAATTGGGCAAAGTATTTAATATTCCCGATTATATATTTCAACAACGCCCTGATGGTTTAATTTACGTGGGCAGTTGGCACGATTCACCGTGGGCAAATACCCCCGTTGATAATTTGGCCGAACATATCATAAACACCAAGAACGCGAACACGGGTGAAATGATGGCAGTACCGCAAATGCGACCAGGGATAAAACTTAACAACCGTTTTATTATTGAAACCACTTTACTAGGTAATAAGCAGAAAATAACATGGTCAAAAACGCTATACGCCGCATAATA